CACCAAGAAAGATTACTTTAAAGAGTTTTTCTCCGATACGGCAAATAAGTTTTTTCCCTTGAGGAAAACGGTAGCCACCGACGATATTATTATATGGTCGAAATGGCGCTTGTGATTCTTGTCCTTTCTTTGTGTCCAATTCATTAGCTAAACTGATAGCTTTTGATTCTTGAGCCTTCGACCATGCAATAGCAGCAGAGTAAGCCGCATCGAAATCATCTTCTGTTGAATAATTTAGGCCGGTAACAGGATCAAATCCTGATGTATCAGCAATAAAGATACCAGGACCAGCAGAAAGTTCGCCTTCAAGTTGATTGATCTGATTATCTAGGGACTGGCTAGGAGTACCGAATCCGTGAATAATTGTACCTGCCGGTATCTCTACTAGAGCAAGGGTAGGAGAATATAGAGGAGAGCCAAAGACCATAGGCCAGGGCTTATTCAATAAATCTTGATGGTATACAGGAACATTTGATTCATCGAGAGAGAAACCGACCATCTGAGAAGTTTGACGTGTAATAGCTGTAAGCTTAACAGTACGAGTGCCCTCGTCCCACTCTATTGGAGTAGCGAGAACACCTTCGAAAAGAACAATTGATTCGGAGAGACCATTAAAGAACTGATAAACATTGACGGGTCTAAAGATCAAGTCGATACCGTTCATGAATCCCTTGATAGATCCATCTGAATCGTCAAGGGTAACGGAGATCGAGGTAGCTGTTCCACTTCCATCGAGCCTTGTAACATCTTCAAGCTGACCAAACTCAAGAACCTTACCTCGGACAGCGGGATTTAGTGGATCTCCGATATCTCTGTCGGCATAATGGTACTCTTTACCATTTACCCAAGTAATACCAAGAACCATAATTGGCTCAATACCTTCACCTGACTCTAGTAGAGTTTTAATTCCGTCAGAGATTTGACGAGCCATGATTAAGCTACCTGTTGAAAACGAATTGTTGCAGAAAAGCCTTTTGGTACGGGTTCAAATACTTCAGATTCAGGTGAAATAATGAAACCGTCTCTTGTCACCCCTAGATGATCTATGATCCTTACTTTGTACCCAAGTGTTCTTCGCATAAAATTGAGGAGTAAGTCTCTTTGACTTTTATCAAGATATGTGAATTGATATTCGAGAATTCTTTCTTCGCTCCAAGAAATATCATAGAACACTACAAGGGTATTACCGCGAGTATACTTCTTTTCTCTTAGTTGCTTATATGTTTCAGAATCTCCAAAATCGGGAGCTGTTAAGGTAACACCAAGAACTGTAGCAGGATAATAAAACGAGAAGTAAATCGGGTTACGATTACCTGCATCGTTAAGGTTATGGGGTAATGTTGCCGCTGGCACTTGATCCGGTTCTGGATCAATTGTTGGAATAGGTGTCCCTACAAAATTAATTGTAATAAGACTACAACTGAAATTACTTTGTAATTCGAGTGACTCTTCTAGAGTTCTTATTGGATTAGTTGAACCACTGAATTCACTAGATATATCAAGATCATCAGTTAATCCTGATGCATTATCTGCTATAAAAGTAGATGTAAGAAAAAGATTGGTCACAAACTGATACCCCGTCCATACTTCGAAGGACGAGGTAACAGTTAGATCCTGTCTCATGCCTTGCACAACGATATTATTCGGCATTCTTAAAGACCTGTAACATAGTTGATCTTAAAAACGTCACCTGCCTGAACAGGAACAGGATTAGGGAAAAGACCATGTGCCCAAAGAGTTCCAGCAGTTCCTCCACGAGTGCTACTACTCGTAAGGAATCCACCAGCAATATATGCAGGATTGGATACTGCATTAGAGACAGTAAATTGTGCAGCAGCCGAACTCGCCATAGTGTTGTTGAGGGTATTGATGGCTTTTACCCAAGTTTGTCGATTACCCTCGTCATAGGTAACGAACTCGGTCCATCCAGGATGGCTGGCCATTGTATCGCCAGAGGCAAGAGTAGGCGTGCCACTTGTCCCATCGAGAAGGCCAAAATACCATGTCGTAATTGGTGTTGTACCATTGAAGGTAGCACCGAGCATGTATTGCTTACCGACATCAGTAGCACCATTCGGAAACGGTATCGTCTCTAGTAGAGTACCATCACGCCAATGCTCAAGGACAAAGTGCCCTTTTGACTCTAGAAGAGTATCCATCTCTCGCTTCCTTTCAACAGAAGCAAAAAGGTCAGAAGAGATCGGAAGCAAATCGTTCATAGTTTCCTCTTAGTTAATTTTCATTGTGCCTTGTTTGATTCCACGTCGAATCTCACCAGCAAGTTGCTTAGCGTTAACGCTCTTACCACCACCTGTAATAGAGATATGGATATCTCCAACACGGGTATTTGATACTGGACCACCTTGTGCCCTATAAATAGGAGCATGGCCAGCATTCATTGCAATAAGTTGCGAATAGTATCTATCTGCCATAGGGGCACGAACTACGAATTCTCCCTTACTAAGCATAGCTGGTATGGTATCAGTTCCTCTAGCGTACCGTCCACTTAGAAAGTCGCCAAGGAAACCACCTTTAGAACCGGCAACACCACCATCAGCAAATCCTTCAACTGCTCCACCTGTACTTGGAGCTTTAATAACTGGCGGTGCAATTGGTCCAACTTTACTAAGTCGTTCTAAAGCAAATGCAGCGGTATTTGCAGCATCGGCATAACCCTTCATCTTCGCTGTTATCGTGTCTATATTGCTTCCTACATCAATGACACGCTGCTCTGCATCAGCAATTCTCTGAAGACCAGGGAATGCCTTTTCAATAAAATTACTTGTCTTAGCATCCATATCCGCAATTTGAAGCTTCACAGTATCTAGATTATTTTTGATAGCTGCTCCAACATCACTAACACTTTTTATGGTAAGTATTGACGATCTCAATTGATCAATTGCCTGAGCAACATCAAGAATATTCTCTTTATCTTTAGGATCAACAAATTTAAGTTGTGGTGCCTTCTGCTTTAGAGCAGTTTCAAGTTCATTGATCTTAGTAATTGTAGCCGGTATATCAGTTTTAGCCGCCTCTAGTAGAGTAGAAAGTTCTCCAGTGATCTGTGTAATTGCTCCAATATTCTCTCCACCGATCTCACTGCCGCTGACGACATTTGCTAGGGCACCGATAAGCCCGTGTGATCCTGTAGTCCCACCACCAAAATTCTCACGTCGAATCTCAGCAGCAAGTTGTTTTGCTGCAACAATATTAGCATCAATAACATTCTTTTGTTCGGCAAGTTCCTTTGTTAATTGTTCATTAAGCTTCTTTTCTTCATTAGCAAGAGCGATACGAGCCTCACCAGCTTTAGTGAGAGCAATATCACGCTCCGAACCCTGGAGTAGGAGTTGCAAGTTCGCTTTCTGTTCAGCAAACGTCTTATCAATCTCTTTCAAGGCGAGATTATAACGGATAAGAGTAACAGGATCACCGACACCTTTCAAAGTTTGAGCTAGACCGATAGCCTTATTTTGAAGACTATCCAACTCTTTTAGAGCAATACTTGGGTCTTTCTCGAATTTTGGAAGAAGCTTACCTGTATCCTTATCGAAGACACCTTTTGTTGAGAACTCAGCAACTTTTCTTGCTGTGTCCTCTAGCACTTTAAGTTGCTGTTCTTCAGAAGCTACTTGCTTTGCCAGTTCGGCTGTTCTGGCAATTTCTTTGACACGTAGTTGCTCTGTGAGATTGAGATAGTTTTGTAGTTCTTTTTGAGAAGCTGAATTAATTCCGGTAAATCTGAACTCTTTAAGCTTGTCTAGATTACCTTCAATTTCGGTAAGGAACCGTTTTGCGTGGTCAAGATCACCAGTATCGACGGCAATCTTGAGCTTGCTTCTAATAATATTGTTTCTTTGAGCAATTAACTCTGCAATTTGATTGCGATTATCATAACCACCATCTGCACCACTAGAAGCGGCGGCTAGATTAGCTTGCCGAATTTCTGCCAACCGCTCAATAGCTCTTTCGAAAGCCTTCTTTTCATATTGATCAGTAAGGGTAATACGATCCTTCTTGATTTGGGCAATATTATCTTCTGACTGTTTCTGAGCAGCCTCAGCGTCACTTACATTCTTTCTTGCTACACCTAGAAGAACTTGAAAGTTATTAGTAAGAGCTTCAGAAATACCTTTAGCTTTTTCCTTAGTATCATTAAGGAATTCTGTGTTCAATGTCTTTGCTTTAGCAATGAATGAACCGTAGAGACGGGTCATCTCATCAACAGAACGATTGAAAGCAGAGATACGATCATTTGCTTCTTTTTCAACGGCAGCTTTGTTAGAGGATATTTCTTTCTCGAAGCTGGCTGCAAGCTCGGCTCCTCTATTAGAGTTAGCTTGACCAAGTTTGATATAAGCTGTTACAAGGGCATAAGCTGCGAGTGTAACACCGCCAAAAACTCCAAGAAGGCTAACTAGACCTGCCCTAGTTACTATAATGGATTGACCAAAGATAACATTCGCAGCCGTACTTGCTCCAAATGTATTGGTAAGTGTAACTAAGCCAGTAATAAGTGTGCCAATGGTTGAGCCAAATGTAACCACTTTAGTTATAATAAAAGCAGCAGCAATAGAGCCACCTAACCCAATAAATATCTTTGTGGCAGTCTCAGTAACATTTGACATGCCACCAAGGGCACCAGTGACCTTTGCAACAGCCTCGATTGCAGCTTGACCAAGGTCAACTGTGAAGAAATTCTTAATTCGATTGACTTCATCACCTAACTTGAAACCAGCACTCTTAGCAAGCTCATCATTTGCTTTCTTTACATCGCCTTCTGCTTTCTCTACCTCTTTTAGAGCAGAGATGAACTTTTGAAGGCCAGCAGGATCAAGGGCCGATGCACCACGCAAGCCTCTAATTTCAGGGAAGAATGTGGCAATTTTTTCAGCTGTATCTTTAGAAGCATCACCAAGTTTTTGCATAACTCCAGCAAAACCAAGTGTCTGTACGGCAGCAGCACCACTATCAAAGCCCATCTTTTTAATTTGCTCAGCCAAAGCATCATTCGGTTTGATAAGTTGGCTATAGACATTATTGAGCAAAGTGGCAGATTCAGCAGAATCTAGACCAGTTTGGGTAAGGACAATAAGACCAGCAGCCACTTCATCAAAAGAGACTCCAGCCGTCTTCGCAATAGATGCAGAACGGCCGATAACACCATTCAATTCGTTGATTCTAACACGACCCAAGTCAACAGTCTTGAAAAGCTTATCTGTGATCTGAGTTACATTGCCCGCAGTACTCCCATAAGTATTCAAAATTGATGAAAGGACATTAAGAGTTGCACCACCTTCTGATCCTGTGGATCGGGCAAGTGCGAAACTCTGCTCTAGTAGAGTTAGATCCCTACTTGTCTTAATGACTTGGTTACTTAACCCATCATAAGCAGCTTTGGCAACTTCTGTAGCAGGACGACCGAATTCGTCTGCTACCCTACGAATTTGTGTACTCCAAACTTCGAAAGTGTCTCCACTTTCTCTTGAGAGTGTAGTTACAAGTGCAACTTGCCTCGAATATTCAGCAGCGGATTTTGTTCCCTGGGTAAAACCGAGTTGAAGTAAAGACAATGCACGATAGATCGTTGTCGCAAAAGCAATTTGTTGGAACTCTCCAAGTTTTGCTCTAAATCCTTCAGCCCGCTCACGCAAAGAAACAAAGGCTTGTTGTGCTCGACTACCTTGATTAACTGTATTCTGCAAAGCAGCGGTTTGAGCGGCATTAAGGTTGTTGGCTGCGGCAGCGGCGGCAACTTGTTGCTGTGTAAGTGCTCGAAATTGTTCAGCAGATTGACCTATTAGAGCAGGATTAACAACTCCAGGTGTTGTAGTAGGAGTACGACTACTAGCTCCAGCAGTAGATACTTGACGTGCAAGCGTATCTGCTAGAGTACGTTGCCTTTCGAGATCAGCAGCTAATCTTCGTTGTGAGTTACTTGCAGCGGAAATACGTGTATTGAGAATTTCATATGAACCATTAAGTTCACGAACTGTCGTTGTAACCCTTTGACCAGCTTCATTGATTTGTGTAAATGTTGTAATTGCCCCTCTGCCACTAGCATTGAAGCTACCGTATTGAGCAGCAACAGCACCCACAGCAGCATTGTGGCTTGTAAAAGCCGCTTGAATGCTGTTAAGGGTGCTGATTGCTTGAGTAGCATCAATTTCTAATCTATTAGAGCTAATGACCGGCAATTTGGATTCTCCTCTGCCTAATGAACTCTTCTGGTCGTGGGAACTTAGAAGGCATTACTTGGGTAACATATTGATCCCAAGCATCTTGACCAGCCTTAAAAGAACCATAAGGGCCGGGAGTAATCAAGTTAATCGGTGGCCTAACGTTATAAAACTCATTGATTGCATAATGCGGAACATTATCTTCAAACTCAAAGATGTACTTTGTTCCTTCTTTACCAAATGAAAAGCTACTTAGTGATGCCCCTGCGTCCGGTCCCATTCCTGATCTAGTTGCAACAGGCGAAATAGGGATTGCAACTCTTAGAAAAGCGCCTAAAGGCTTGAAGCTTCCTCGCGACATACCCGTCCAAACTGGAACTTTAAGGATAACTGCCCTAAGCCAAGCTCGGGCAGCCTGCCTCATTTGAACATCCATAGTTTGGTCAAGAGTCTTCGTGTATCGACCAATATCGATCGATAATGTCGCGAAGAAGCCTCTAGCCTGGATCATTGGTTACTCTACTAGAGTCGAGGGATACAAGCCTTTGCAAATTCTTCCTCTTCAATAGTTCTTATGAGGTTATACTCTACTATTGAAGCTTTTACCCACCAATCAACTACTTCGTCGAACTCGTCCCAACTAGCTGGGACTCCTGGTGGTCTGATTCCGAGTCGCTCACAGGCTCGCCAGACTGCGTATCGCTCTGTTCGGTATTTTGGGAGGACGAAGGATCTTGCTCCGGCTCCCGAGGTTGCAAAAAACTCGCCCGAGCCTCATCAAGTCTGGCGTCACTAAGGGAATTAACTTTAATGACCATATTATGTATCCTCTTCCTTTCCATGTCAGAGAAACCTGACTGTCTCAACTCTTCTTCCCATTTATTCCATGTCTTAGCATCTTGCTTATCTACGATTTCCCACTCAATCGGCTCATCGTCTTGTGTCTCGCGATTAACGCCACAAAGAGATTGAATTACGAGCCAATCGATAAATCTTGCACCGTGAGCGTTTACAGAAATAGCGTATTTTGGATCTTCGGGATTGTCGACAAGGATATTCCCCTTGATACGCTTTTTTGGCGGCTTAGGCACAGGCAAGAGTCTATCGAACTCAGACCTATCCATAACTGCATTTGCTCGAATAGCGACTACTTCATCCTTCTCCCGAGGAAAATAGAGAGTTTCAGAAGCAGGTCGAGAGTCAATTTTCTTTCCACCGATCTTCATTTCATCATCCTCTTGTTACAGTTGGTCTTACTCTATTAGAGATACCTTTGCAATCAACCGTCGAATCTTTCAAACTATGGGCTAATTCCGTAAAAGCAAACTCAGGAAAGTTGTAAGTTTCTCCATCATTTACGATAATACCATTAGGTTTTTTACAGGTTATTGATCTAACAATTTGAAGATTAACAGTATGAGGAGCATTAGAATCAGTTGAACTTGCCGAAGTCCAACCTACCTCGTTATATAGTACCTCTTCTAGAGTAGGTGGTTCAGAGCCACTTGAAATCATGGAATCCCAAACGAATTGAAAAGAAATATCTGTTGGTTCTTCTTCGCCCTCCCGAAGTTGATTAAGATTGCCACGAGATTTCTTAGCTTCAATATTTCGCTTTGCCGTATAGGAGAGGTTTCCCTCTCCTATACGGATAGCGATGAAATCAGACCCTGTTCCACTAATTAGGAAAAGGGTACAGTCTTTCAAATCTATTGGAGTCACGCTGCCGCGATCCTCGTGATGGTCGGAGTAGTTCGGTTACAGGAACCTTTGCAAGCAACGGTTCCTTCTTTAAGATTATGGTTGAGGGATTCATAACGGAAATCCTCAAACACAATCTGTTCCCAATCCTCGGAAGTGCAGATCGGCTTGTAAAGGATGATCAGATCGACGGCGTAAGGCTCGCAGGATTCGGTAGCCGACGATACCCAAGAAGAGGCGTTGCCGATACCGTCAAGAGCCTCTTCGACGTTGACAGGATCACCGGACGTTCCGATAATGTGATCCCACACGAAATCGAAAGTGATATCAAGCTGCTCCTCGTCACCATCTCTAACAACGTCAAGACGGCCACGATTTTTCTTGTACTGACGACTTCTCTTCTTGTCATAGGTGAAGTTTCCTTCACCAATACGAACCTCAATCTGGTGGGGATGGAAAGTAATCACTTCATTGTCAGTTGCTGCGATAACGAGACCGGGAGTAAATGTGACTGAAGTCGTATTCCCGGTTGTTTCTGTATGAGAAAGGATCTCATATTCGGTATCATCGCCAGCAAGGGTAAAAACGGTCCCCGTCGGAATGATACCCGTGATACCATCAACTGCCATCGTTGTTGAAGTTGTCGTGTAGCCTAGTGCGTTATTCACCGCTCCGGCATTTGTATAGCCGTCTCGAATGAACAACTGTGCTTGCTTGAGATCAATAAAACCGTGCATCTCTTCCTCCGTACTCTTAAAGAGTAAGCCTCATCCGGTACGAGCCATCGATGCTGCCTTGGGCCAATTTGGTATCTGGATTAGCTTGTCCGAAACGAGAAACTCTTATTTGGTCTCCCTTTTCTCCGTACAGCATTAGGCAGCCAATTTGAGATTGGTCATCTGACAACCCATTACCATATCTTAGAATAGGAATGGTCGGTGCGAAAGCTGAAAAGTAAGTGCCTAGCATTCTTTCAATTTCATCGGAATCAGTATTATTGATTCCTGTATGACAAAGTACATTTAACTCTACATCGTAAAACTCTTCAGTTGTAGTGATTTTACGATAATAAGGACCATTTACTCTAAACTCTGCATAAGAAGCTATTGGGTTACCTTGAGCGTCTTGAAGCTTCTTAGGTCCAGTATTTTCAAAGAAAAGCGGATAATTTCCCTTCCTCGTATTGAAGAAGGTACGACACGAAGCCACAATCCAACGAACAATATTAGGGTCCAACTGTAAACTCCGAGGTAGTTACGAGCTTCTCTTTTAGAGTACCGTCCCAAATTTGATTGAACTTTTGATTCATAAGCTTTCTCGCCGAAACAAAGTAACCAGTGCCTCCTTCAAGTCTATCAACACTTTTGAAATCCCAACGTTCATTATCCTTGATGATATAATCATCAATAGATAGTTCGAAGTTTGACGGTAAATCTCTACCGTCGATAATAAATTGCCTATCGTCGAGATTTACATCGCCACCGACAATGAAATTGCTGTTTGCTCTGATCACACTAATTGAGAAGAAAAAGTCACGATGTACTAATCCGGGTAAAACGATCATCCGATCAATATGATATTTTACCCTTGAAACCGTGGTAAGTCCTGTTTGCGGATCGTAATCACCTTGTGTATCTCGGTACACGTCTGCCGGAAATCCATAAGCCCATTTGAGCTTATAAATCACCTTTCTGAGCAGTTTCTTGGTATGTACTATCGATCCTGGTCTTCTCACTCTATCCTCGTTTTGGTGAAGGCAAAGCGTCGTAATCTCTCATCTTTTCATTGATTCCTGCAACGTTCTGCTTTACCTCTTGTAGAGTAGTAATCACTTCTCTAGTGACCATGATATGAGCATCCATCAGTTTCTGGATTTGCTCTTGGTAAAGCTTTTGATTAGAGAAATACTGAGTAGATAAGGCACCTACTTGTTCTTGAAAAGCTTTCTGATTCTCTTTAATTTGAGTATGGAAATCATCAGTTATTTGCTTTAATATCAGGTTGAATTTTTCTTGTTGTTTTAAAAATAGCATCACAACAATAATGACTGCTATTACATTTGCCCCGTCTGGGAGCAGTTTGACAAGATCCACACCCATTTGAGCAAATATCATTGACCCTTCATCCTTTCGAGCATCGAAGCCAACTCTTTTAGAGCCAAGTCTTTGTCAACAATCCAGACTTGGGTTTCAATAATCTCAGTGAGTCTAGCGATCGAAGCTCGTTGATCTTTGATTAAAATATCCTTTTCCTTAGTATCAGCTTCCCTGTTGATCTTCTCTGCACTTAATCTGTCAACGGCATCGTGTAACTCTTTTCTAGAGGGTAATTTAATTGCGTCCCTAAGAAAGGCCCGTGTATGCCAAGCCGCTTTTAAGCTAAATACGGCAGCAATATTCAAAGCAACTATATTGAGATTATAAACTGCCCATTTAAAGATGATGACATCAAAGAAGTGCGTCATTCCGCACCAGAATATAAAGGCAGCATACCAGATAAGAAGCTTCTTATGCTTACCTAATCCTTCTCGATGACCTCTCCAGTATAACAGACCGTTAAAAGGTATCCACCAGTAGCAAAGGGCAATAATTACATTTGGAGTAATATATAAACAGATTAGTAAAATAGTCCAATTTCCACAATAGGCTCTTGGTACAAACCCATCTGAATCAAACAGCCAATTCATCGAATGATCCTTATGAGTCACTCTCCTAGAGTCAGAAGGAATCCTTCTGACTCTAGGAGAGTAAGCATTAGCTGAACATGACAGCCCCAAGAGCGGAATCAAGCACCTTTACACCTGCGAGGATATCGAGAGTAACAAGGTGCCCTTGCTTGTTACCATCATAGGTGATAGTGACACGGATCGAAAGACCCATGAACTCAACCACTGCCGAAAGGGCACCTGTCCCCTGTCGAGGCATGGCCATTGGGCGGGTAACGAGAGTCAACGCATTCGGGTGGAACGCGAAGTTGAACGAGCCGCTAGGCCCGAGGTTGACAGTAGCACCGCTGGCAATCGTTGCCTCGATCGGGCGATCGAGAGTGATACCGGCCGTACCGTTGACATCGATAATGCCGTACTTGATCGTGCTCGA